GTGATTATAGAACTGGAAACAGAAAGGTTATGGCTTCGCGCCTGGAAGGAAGAAGATAGAGAACCTTTCTTTCGCTTGAACAGTAATCCGGAAGTGATGGAGTTTTTCCCTGAGACGCTGACAAGAGAGCAAAGTGACACATTCGTTGATAGTTTTATTCGTAAATTCGAAATACAAGGAGGTTGGGGTTTATGGGCGGTTGAATTAAAGCAGAATGGCGAATTTATTGGTTTTGTTGGGCTGAATATCCCTAGCCTTGAATTGCCATTTTCTCCTTTTGTTGAGATAGGCTGGCGTCTTGATAAGCCATTTTGGGGAAAAGGTTATGCTTGTGAAGCGGCCCGTAAAGTTTTTGATTTTGCTTTTACAGAAACTGAACTAGATGAAATTGTGGCGTTCACCTCTTTGCTGAACTATCGCTCAGAAAGTGTAATGAAAAAATTGGGTATGGTCAGAGATGAAAAGACCTTCATGTATCCGGCATTAGAGGAAGATCATCCATTGCGGGAGCATGTTTTGTACCGGATCAAGCGTCCGGCTGGTTAAATAGACGCCATCAAGGTTATTCTGATGAACAGAAATGACCTTGATGGAAAACGTATTACTACATAAACCGTTATTGTCTGGAGATCACCAAAGCGACGCGGCCAATGAATTGAATATCACTGATCGCACAGTCAAAGGTGACATCATCATCGCTGACTCGAATTTTACTGACAGGGATTTTGGCTATTTTCTTGATACTGTGCATTCCTTCAATATCTACCAGCCATAAACCATCCTGAATATTGTCTTCCTGGGTATCAAGCAGATACCAGGATATGCCATCATCAACCATCAGCGGTTTTCTGAGGTCTTTGGAAATTAGCTCACTATCCAGGATAACCGGATCAGCCTCATTTAGTTTTCCTCCTGACAGTTTTACACGAGAGATTGACGGCGCGATGATATCTTCCAACCGTTCCGTTTTTTTACCTTCTTCTCCGTTTGGGAACATCTCTCCTTGCCCTGTACTCAACCATAACAGTGAAGCACCAGTTTCTAGATTACACTGAATAATCCAATCCGCCGGAAAACTATCACGAAGATAGCGGTTTGCCATAGTGCTTTTGGACACGCCTAAATGGTCACTCAGAGCCTGACGAGACTTAAATCCATACGCGCGGACAAGGCGCTCAATAGCTGGTCGCCCACCGCTATCAGCCCCCATCTTGATCTCAATATTGGTATTTTTCATTGACAGTACAGATAAGAGATATTAGTATCTCACCAAAGTTCTCTAATTGAGACCCTGATGAACCCAGATTGGTTAATGCGAAAACCATTGAGAGATATTGCATCATGAACTGCCAAATTTCAATCCTTATACCAGAGATCAACTGTGTTCCAAGTATTGCTCAGACAATAAGCTCTCTGAAGGTAAAAGAGTGAGGAAAATATGGCGAATACAGAGAAAGAAAAATTTGCCCAAATTAACCTCGGTCAGCGGCTGGAAGGATTGAACCATCTGTCAAAGATCAGAGCGATATACTGGGGAAATGATGAGAAAGAATTAAGACGGTTTCTTGCCGATATGCGTGACAAAAGGGATTGTCATTATGCAGAGAATAAGCGGGTGCTATCCGCTATTTTCTATTTGGCAAATATTCCACGTTCTCGTCATGGCAATGAAATCAGCCAATTTACCCTAGAGGAAAAACGGTCTCTGATCAAAGCGATGAATCACATTAAGGTTGTAGTCAGTCAGTTTCCCAAGCATTTGACGTTATCCAATTAATCACTCTTTTAAACATTTTTTCTGTTTATCTTTCTGAATAAATAGCATTTTTGAACAGATGGCATGTGCACGTCAGGCACTTACATACCCTTAATATGGTGACATTGATGAATAGTATTTCTTTCGCTCATGAATATTACGCTGGCAATGCTATTGCCAACGATAAGCAGGTGGGAATGTGTCGGCCAAACTTCCCGCAAAATGCGTCAATGGCAGAGTGTTTGTTGTGGGAAGTGAATGCAGAAGATTATCAATGGTGCCATCAATATATCGGTCAGATACCGGTCTTTCTGGCGAAATATTTCAGCCGCCGTTATGCCGATATTTTGACTAAATCAGGGCGCAGGGCTGCCAATTCTTATCTGAGAAAAACTGTCGGGCAGAATGTGTTGCCACGGTTACAGTTGGTTAAGCACAGATACCAATTCAAACACCGGGTGTCTGGTATTGCTCCTTTCCCTTTTATTGCACAATTGAATAACGTGGTGACTTATGATCGTAAACAGCTTTTGAAGCTCGCTCATGAAGTCTCTGTGTTTATCACGGAAAACTATGAGTACTATTCTCTGAAGCCTTTTGGGGAACCCGCTTCTTTAAGTCCCTCTTCTTTGCAAAAACCTTTTTTGCAAGAGTCCCAACATAGCCAAATGAAATCTTTGGACAGTGAGATGGAACAATTTTCTCGTATGGCAGAAGTTTATCAATTATTGGCAAAACTAACGTTGCAATGTGGTACTCATCCTCCTTATTGGCAGCGATTTAACCATGGACGCAAAGCACTTTCTGTCGATCAGCTCTGTGCAGCAATGTTGCGTATGATGTCCGCCCGCTGGTGGTACTTTCGTTTAAAGCGCCTGCGGGATATTCAATCAGAACATATGGCAATTGCAGTTGGACAGGTTCAGAAAATGGCATCGCCTTATGTTTCGCAACATGCTTTGCGTGAATGGCTGGAGCAAAAGCGACGCAATCGTGAGTTTTTCCAGCTTTTTGATTTGGAAAATGAAGCGGGAGAACGTATTTCATTAGCAGAAACTGTGATTCACAGTAACGCGAATCCTGCTATCCGTCGTTGTGAATTGATGGTCAGAATGCGCGGTTTCGAGGATATTGCTGACAAAATGGGCTGTGTAGGGGAATTCTATACTATTACGGCACCAGCGAAATACCACGCAGTCCGGCATCAAGGTGGATTTGTTAATCAGTGGGAGGGCGCGACTCCCCGCGATACACAACGCTATTTATGCAGCGTATGGGCAAAAGCCCGTGCAGCTATTGCTCGTGCAGGAATTAATCTATTTGGTTTTCGTGTTGTCGAACCTCATCATGACGGTACTCCGCATTGGCATATTTTATTGTTTATGCTGCCAGAACATGTGCAGCAGGTCAGAAAAATCCTTGAACATTACACTTGTCAGGAAGAAGAGGAAGAGTTACTGCGTCATCGTAATAATGACAAAAAATCTCGTTTTGATTACAGGGAGATAGATCCTCATCAAGGTAGTGCGACAGGTTATATCGCAAAGTACATTTCTAAAAATATTGATGGTTACGCATTAGAAGATGAAATCGATCATGAAACGGGCGAATCATTACGCGATATGGCTAAATCGGTAACAGCATGGGCAAGTCGTTGGCGTATTCGTCAATTTCAACAAATTGGTGGCGCTCCGGTTTCTGTTTGGCGCGAATTGCGCCGACTCAAAGAAATACGTTTGTCTGATAATAAAATGAATGCGGTCTTACAGGCCGCAGATGAAGGCAATTGGGCTGCTTATACGCAGGCCCAAGGTGGACCGTGGGTTGCTCGTTGTGATTTGGTCATCCGACTCTCTTACAAACAGATTCCATTTGGTAGCCCTTATGGTGAAGAAATTCACGTCATCCAAGGAGTGACCTCGCCTTTGCTGTCTTATGCAAAATATATCTGTACACGAATCCATCAATGGTCAATTGTACCAAAATCTGATGCGATTCCGACTTCGGAGAAGATTGTCTATAAAAGAAACAGGAAATGGCTCTCTTGGAGTTCTGTCAATAACTGTACGGATAGACAGGGAAGATATTATTGTGATATAGATGTGAAATTGTTTTAAAGAATACTTTTTTTCAAAAAAAAATTTCCATAAAAGAAATATATAATGGTTATTAACTATTAATTTTTATCTTTAGGAAGGGAAAAAACTACTTTAAATTTTCACTAATTAGGTGTACTGTATATGTATACAGTTTTTGAGTGGAGGCGTATATATCAGTGGACTCTCTTATGGAATCATTGGTAGCACAACGTATTAATTTTATTGCCAGAATGGCGACAAGTTGTGAATGCAATCAAGCAGAAGACAAAGAATTGGCATTGGTCTGGATAGCTGAGTTATCTGCACCTTATGAAAAAAGACTTAGCAGTTATAATAGCTTGTATAAAAACAATTTGTTAGAAAGGGAATGGTCGGTAAATTCAGATTCGGTAGAAGAATAGATTTTGTCGGGAGAAAATGATGCGGATTGAAATACTTTTCGATAAGCGAGCTAATGTTTCTGAATCGGTCATGTCTGCACTTGAAAATGAACTTAAAAAGAAAATACTACCTCAGTATCCAGAGATGCATTTTAGAATTGCCGTCAGCAGCAATACGTCCGTAAAAGTGACAGGAAGTAAAAACAGTAGTGAACACAACCAAATAATGGAACTCATCCAAAGTGTCTGGGAGGATGATAGCTGGCTATCGGATTAGGTCTAATAGATTGAATTCTCAAACAAATAACAAATAATTTAAATAACACAAGGGCAGGGTCAATTCCTGCCCTTATGCTTTCTTAAAAAGTCAATATCCTGGCAGAGTTGTTCTTCATTTGTACGATTTCTCCGACAATGCCGCTTCATTGAGGTGTTCCGCTGATTATTCGATCATAACTCTCCGATTTACTGATTGTTTTCTGCAAAGAAAAGGAGAGTGTATGCAAATTATTGCACAACAAAATGAGACGGTTGATGCTTTGTGCTGGCGCCATTATGGCCGGACATTGGGCATGACGGAACGTGTATTGTTAGCCAATCCGGGACTTGCTGATTTTGGCGCGATATTGCCTCATGGAACAAAAGTTGAAATGCCGGACTTTATGCCTGTGGCCAGCAAGCCTATGATCCAGCTTTGGGATTAAGGGGTATGAATGGATAAATACAGCCATGCAACTTATGCCTGCGCCAGTACCACTGCTATTTTTTCCGGTCTTTCTTTATATGAGTGGAGTTTCCTGTTGGGAGCATTCGCCAGCATTGCTCTCGGCATTCTGACTTATCGTCTCAATCGTCGTGAGCAAATGAAACGCACTCTGATCTTAAAAGAAATTTTGGAAAATCTGGAGGTAGATCCTGCGTCAAAATCAGCCAGTATTGTCAGCGAGCTGATAAATCACGCACCAAAAGAGCTGTGATATGTATGCAGGATTTCAAAACTAAACTTAGCCGGTTGCTTATTGGTCTTATCATCGGTGGTGCTAGTTCTTCCGTTATTCTTTCCCAGTTCCTTGATGAGAAAGAGGGTAACCGGCTTACAGCCTATCAGGATGCTGGTGGAGTTTGGACGATATGTCGGGGAGTGACGCGCATTGATAATAAAGCGGTATATAAAGGAATGCAGTTGACCTCTGAACAATGTGAAGCATTGAACCGGATTGAAGCTGATAAAGCGATTGATTGGGTAAAAAAGAATGTCCACATTCCGCTGACTGAACCACAAATTGCAGGGATTGCCAGTTTTTGCCCATATAACATCGGTCCTTCAAAATGCTTTTCTTCCACATTTTATCGCAAGCTCAATGCCGGAGATAGAAAAGGTGCCTGTCAGGAGATTAAACGCTGGATTTATGATGGAGGACGTGATTGCCGAAAAACCCAAGGACAGCCGAACGGTTGTTATGGGCAGGTCTTACGGCGTGATCAGGAATCTGAACTGGCTTGTTGGGGACTGGAACAATGAAGAAAGTACCTTTAATTGTCACCTTTATAATTGGAGGATGCTTTGGCTGGTGGGGACACCGTTCACTGTTTCTTAGCGAAGTGGCAAACTTGAAGCAGCAGCATTCCGCTCAAATCGCTGCTATCTACCAGAAAGCAAGCCAGGAAACATTATCAGCTATTCAACGAATGAAAGATGCACAAAACAGGGTCGCTCAACTGGATGAATACTATTCTGGAAAATTAACTCATGTTACTGAAGAAAATGCCGCTTTGCGGGCTGATATTGCCGCTGGCCATCGCCGGGTGCGAATCGCCACCGCCAACCTTGCTACCTGTCAGCTCACCCAAAACCGAAATACCCGCTCCCGCAGTATGGGCGATGGAACCCAAGTCGAACTCATTGCAAAAGCTGGACGCACTATTTACGATATCCGAGCCGGTATCATCAACGATCAAGCCAAACTAGATTACCTGCAACAGTATGTCCGTGAAGTTGTCCGGCAATGTAAACCCTAGCCATTCTGTATGGCTTAACAGAACTCCCTTACATGACCTCCTAAAAGCCTTTTTTCAGAATAAAAAAGGCTTTTATTTTATTGATTTAATTTCCTTTTTTCTGCTGTTTTGTATGCCGGTTCCTACAAGCCTGGTTTAATGTTTCACCTGCTTTTTCATGGCATTCTTACGCCATGAACACACAACTCACTGAACTGATGCGCTTATTGCGCAACCTGATCCGAACAGGCGTCATTACCCAAGTGGATACCACAAAGGGAATGTGCCGAGTCGCGACAGGTAATCTTGAAACCAACTGGCTGCACTGGTTGACATCCAGAGCGGGAAACTCCCGCACGTGGTGGGCGCCCAGTGTTGGTGAGCAGGTTTTATTACTGTCCATAGGCGGCGAACTGACCACCGCCTTTGTATTGCCAGCAATTTTCTCAGATGAGTTTCCGGCACCATCAACATCTCCTGAAGCAACGCATATTAAGTTTCCGGATGGTGCAGTGATGGAATATGAACCGCAATCAGGCGCATTGACTGTGACTGGCATCAAAACCGCGACAGTGATTGCATCGGATTCCGTTCATATTACTGCGCCGGAAATTACCTGTGTTGCCAGCACCAGAATTACGCTGGATACACCGGAAGTCATCTGTACGCAGCTAATGAGCACGGGGAATCTGATCGTGCGCAACGGCGGCAAAATGACGGGCAATATTGAGCACACCGGCGGCACATTCAGTTCCAATGGTGTGATCGTGGATTCCCATAAACACACCGGTATTCGGTCAGGCGGTGACACATCAGGAGGCCCCGTATGATGTATCTGGGTATGAACCGACAGACAGGTAAGGAGCTGGCCGATCTGGATCATGTCCGGCAATCTGTCAGCGATATTTTACTGACCCCTGTGGGTAGCCGTATTGCACGGCGGACTTACGGCTCTTTGCTGCCTGAACTGATCGACTGGCCGCAAAACCCGGCGCTCAGGCTTCAAGTGATGGCGGCCAGCTTTACCGCAATCAGCCGCTGGGAGCCACGTGTGACGCTGACGTCAATCACGATGGAAACCCTACAGGACGGCAGAATGGTGGTAGATATCACGGGTACTTACCATCAGTCCGCCAAAGAATTTTCACTTTCGATTCCGGTGAGGTAAGCAATGCCAACAATCGATTTAAGTCAGTTGCCGCCACCGGACGTGGTTGAGCCACTGGATTACGAACAACTGTTAGAAGAGCGCAAAAGAGGGCTGATATCGCTTTATCCTGGAGACCAGCAAGATGCCATTGCTCGAACCCTGCAACTTGAATCCGAGCCTTTGGTGAAGTTGCTGGAAGAGAACGTGTACCGCGAACTGCTTCTGCGCCAGCGAGTTAATGAAGCTGCACGAGCGGTAATGGTTGCTTATTCAACTGGTAACGATCTGGATCAATTGGGTGCGAACAACAATGTATCCCGCATGGTTTTGCGTTCTGCGGATAACTCCACCATACCGCCGACACCGGCTGTTATGGAATCCGACAACGATTACCGCGTGCGCATTCCTCAAGCCTTTGAAGGTTTGAGCGTTGCAGGACCGGTTGGGGCTTATGAATACCATGCCCGCAGTGCAGATGGGCGTGTCGCGGATGCTTCGGCTATCAGCCCCTCACCAGCCAACGTTACGGTAACAATCATGTCCCGTGAAGACAAAGGTGTGGCATCCAAAGAACTGTTGGAAATCGTCGAAAAAGCCCTGAACGATGAAAACGTACGCCCAGTGGCAGATCGTTTGAAAGTTCAGTCAGCGAACATTGTGGAATATGAAATTGATGCGGTGTTGTACATCTTCCCGACACCGGAATCAGAACCTATCCGTAAAGCGGCTGAGCAAAAACTGAAACATTACGTTGAAGCGCAACATCGTTTGGGGCGTGACATTCGTTTGTCAGCGATTTATGCCGCATTGCATGTGGAAGGTGTCCAGCGTGTAGAACTGAAAGCACCGCTGAAAGACGTTGTGCTGGATAAAACTCAGGCTTCTTACTGCACCAAGACCACATTGACGATGGGAGGTTCTGATGAGTGATCGCCTTCTGCCGATGGGCTCAACCCAGTTAGAACTTGCCGCAGCTAAAGCATGTGCTGAGTTGCAGAAGATCAAAGTGCCATTGCGGGAACTGTGGAACCCGGACACTTGTCCGGCATCATTACTGCCTTATCTGGCATGGGCGTGGTCAGTGGATCGCTGGGACGAAAACTGGCCTGAGAACACCAAAAGGGAAGTGATCAAAAGCTCGTTGTTCCTGCACAAACATAAAGGAACGATTGGTGCGATTCGGCGGGTAGTTGAACCGTTAGGTTATATCATCCGTGTACGGGAGTGGTGGCAGACCAACGACGTTCCGGGCACCTTCCGGCTGGACATTGGTGTGCTGGATAGTGGTATCACCCATGAAATGTTCGAAGAGCTGGAAAATTTGATTTTCGATGCCAAGCCGGTGAGTCGACATTTGATTGGGTTGGATATCAACCTGGATACACGCGGTGAATATCACTACTCGGTAGCGACTTACAGCGGTGATGAATTGACAGTTTATCCCTATTTCCCAAAAGAAGTGACAGTATCCGGCTCAGAAATTGTGGGCGCGGGAGTACATATTATTGATGACATGAGGATTAGACCATGAGTACCAAATATTTTGCGCTGCTGACACAGTTGGGCGCAGATAAATTGGCAAATGCTGCGGCACTGGGTACTAAAATCGAAATTACCCATATGGCCGTTGGTGATGGTGGCGGCAGCCTGCCGATGCCAGACACTAAACAAACTAAATTGATTAATGAAAAACGTCGTGCAGCGATTAATACGCTGAGCATTGATCCAAAAAACACTAACCAAATCATTGCGGAACAAGTTATTCCTGAAAACGAAGGTGGCTGGTGGATCCGTGAAATCGGCCTGTATGACAAAGATGGTATTCTGATCGCTGTTGGTAACTGTGCAGAAACCTACAAACCCCAATTACAGGAAGGCTCCGGTCGTACACAGACGATCCGTATGATCCTGATTGTCAGCAGCGCTGACGCAGTGACTTTGAAAATTGATCCGTCTGTGATCCTGGCGACACGTGAATATGTGGACGATTCCATTAAGAAACATGCAAATAGCCGTAATCATCCTGATGCGACGCTGAAAGAAAAGGGATTTGTGATCCTAAGCAGCGCGGTGGACAGCAATAGCGAAACTCATGCAGCGACACCGAAATCGGTAAAGGCGGCTTATGATTTGGCTAATGCGGCGAATAATAATGCTAATGGTCGTGTTCCGGCAGGGCGTAAGGTGAATGGTAAGGCGCTATCAGCAGATATTGCGCTGAATGCAGGGGATGTTGGAGCTTATTCTAAGGAAGAAACCGAAGCTAAGGTGCGTGAAGCTAAAGCACAGGCAGATGCAGCAAATAATAATGCCAATACTCGTCTGGAAAAAAACAAGAATGGTGCGGATATTCCAAACAAAGATGAGTTTGTAAAAAACCTCGGTTTA